AGAACTGCGGATGGTGACCGATACGCTTTGCGCATTAGAGGTCGCAACCACGGAAAGCAGCTCTATCATCCCCGGAGAGGCGTGGACTTTGCCGTGCCTTATGTTGAAAAATCGTATAAAGGACTTGACGGAGAAGTACAACACGGTCTTCATGAAGGTCAAGAAGCAGGAAGAAGGTGTGGCAGTATGAACGAGATTGGGAAAACGAAGCAGCGACAAACGCTCATCACGCCGAAAGGACGCGAGACCTTCCGCCTGTTGATGATCGGATAAATTAAACATTGTTGAATCAGCACGCTGCCGATATTTTTCGGCGGTGTGCTTTTTTCATACCCAAAATTACGCGACGGCTGCGGAAAAGCCGGAAAGGAGAACCAAAATGGCAGAAACTGTGAACCAGGAAACGAACGGCACTGCGGCCGAAACGCAGGAAAACGAGCAGCGCACCTTTACGCAGGCGGAAATGAACGCGATTATTCAGGACCGGCTGACGAGGGAGCGCGGCAAATACGCAGACTACGAAGCGCTGAAAGCGAAAGCGGCGAAGTTTGACGAGGCGGAAGAAGCCGGGAAGACCGAGCTGCAAAAGGCGAATGAGAAGGCGGACGCTTTGCAGAAACAGGTGGATGCTTTTACAAAGGCGGAGCAGCTGCGCACGGTGCGTCAGAAAGTCTCCGCTGCTACCGGTGTGCCGGCAGAGCTTTTGAGCGGCGACACGGAAGAAACCTGCACCGCGCAGGCGAACGCAATCCTGAAATTCGCGAAGCCGAGCGGCTATCCCGCCGTGAAAGACGGCGGTGAACCCGGCGCACGCGGCGGCACCGAAAGCGACGGCGTGGCAGCGGCGTTCGGCGCTTTAAACCCGTCTTTGAAAATCTAATTTTGTTTACGAAAGGAAAGAAATCTTATGGCACACACAAATCAGGAACGCTGGGCAACTCTGGTAGACGCGAAGCTTCGCAGCCAGCTTGTTACCCGTGATAATCTCATTTTCAACAACCGCTACGAGGGCGACCCGAAGGCGGGCAAAGTAAAAATCCCGGTGCGCGACACCGAGGTGGCGGTGAAAACCTACAACAAGTCGAAGGGCGTAGACGCTTCCGACGGCTCGACAGCGTATATCGATCTCTCCATCGATCATGATGAGGCCGTGAACGAGCTCATCGACGGCTTTGATGCTGCGAGCGTGCCGGACGGCATCGTAGCGGAACGTCTGGACAGCGCAGGCTATTCGCTGGCGCTCTCTATCGACAAGGCGTCTATCAACGCGCTCGAGGGTGCTTCCGGCGCAACGGTCAGCGCCACGAAGACGGCTGCAACCGAGACCACCGCATACAAGCTCGCGCTCGAAGCAAAGCGCGTACTGAGCCGCAAAGGCGTACCCGCCGACGGTCGTTTTCTCATCGCGTCGCCGGAGTACCTCGAAGTCCTCATGCTGGACGAGCACTATATCAAGCAGGGCGACCTCTCTCAGACGCTCGTGCAGCAGGGCGTGATCGGTCGCATCGCGGGCTTTAACGTGTTTGAGTCCAACAACATGGATTTCGAGAGCACGACGCGCGTCGCGAGCAAAAAGACGACCACGGAGTTTATCGCCGGTCACCCGAACTGGTGCCACCGCGTGATGGAGTGGCAGGTGCCCGTGCATTTGCAGGACCTCAACGGCTCCGGAAAGTTCATCGGTGCCAGCGCGGTGCAGGGTCGTAAAGTCTATGGCCTGACGGTATCCAAGCCGCAGACGCTGTACATTAAGCGCACCGAAACCGCGGTGGGCTAAGATGCTGTACGCAACAGCTGAGGACGTTGCGGCGGGGTTCCGAAATTTAAGCGACGATGAAAAAGACCGCTGCGTATCCCTTTTGGAGGAAGCGGCGGTCATCATCGACGCGTATAACGCCGGGGCGGACGCGGACCGCAAAAAGCTCGTTTCCTGCCGCATGGTGCGGCGCATTCTGGGCGACGGCGGCGGGAACGACGCGCCGCTTTATCCGCTCGGCTCCACGCAGGGTTCGGTGAGCGCCATGGGCTACTCCCAGAGCTGGACGATGGGCAGCGGCAGCGCAGGCGAGCTGTATCTCTCAAAACTCGAAAAGAAGCTGCTAGGCGTCGGGGACCGCATCGGCGCCCGCAGCCCTTTGGAGGGATTATGCGATGATACGCGGGATTAACGTTACACTGTACCGAAAACAGCAGACCGGCGAGGACGCGTTCGGCGCGCCGGTGTTTGAAGAAAAGCCGGAAGCGGTGCACAACGTGCTCATCGGCGAACCGACGGCGGAGGAACTCGTGAATGAATTGCAGCTTTACGGCAAGCGGCTCGCGTACACGCTGGCACTGCCGAAAGGCGACGCGCACGACTGGCACGACGTGACGGTTGAGTTTTTCGGGCAGCGGTTTCGCACATACGGAGACGTGACGGAGGGCATCGATGCAATGATCCCTTTGCAATGGAACAAAAAGGTGAAGGTGGAGCGGTATGGCTAAGGTGAAGATTGAACTGAACAGCAGCGGCATACAGGCGCTGTTGAAATCTTCGGAGATCATCTCGGCGCTGAAGGAGCCTGCGGAGAGCATCCGGGCGACGCTCGGCGACAAGTTCGAGACCGACACGCATATCGGCAAGACGCGCGCGAACGTCTCGGTTTTCACTACCGACCCGGAAGCCATGGAGATGAACATGGAAAACAACGCGATGATAAAAGCCGTCGGCGGGTACTTCCGTACAAATAAGGACGGCTCGAAGAAATTTGTCAAAGCGCCGCCTAAGAGGAAGAAAGCATGATTGAGATCATCATCAAAAACTATCTCGCGGAAAAGCTTTCGGTGCCGGTGGTGCTGGAGGTTCCGGCAGACCTACCAAGCAGCTTTGTATTGCTCGAAAAGACGGGCAGCAGCCGCGAGGAGCGTATTGACCGCGCGATGCTGGCAATCCAGTCCTACGCGCCGTCCATGTATGAAGCCGCAAGGCTCAATGAGCGCGTGAAAGCCGCCATGGACAGCGCCGCGGAGCTGGATGCCGTCAGCGCATCGCGGCTTAACAGCGATTACAATTTTACGGACACGACGACAAAACGATACCGCTACCAGGCGGTGTACGATCTCGTTTATTACGACGAGTGAAAGGAGCATGAATAATGAGCACAGCAACCAATGTAAGCACAGGCAAGCCGAAAGTAGGCGGCGCGATTTACCGCGCACCGCTCGGTACGGCGCTGCCGACCGACGCCAAAACCGCGCTCACCGAAGCGTATAAAAATCTCGGCTACGCATCCGACGCAGGCGTTGTGAACTCCAACTCTCCGCAGAGCGGCAACATTAAGGCGTGGGGCGGCGACAACGTGCTGACCTATCAGAACGAGAAGACGGATACGTTTGCATTTACGCTCATCGAAGCGCTGAACAGCGACGTGCTGAAAGCGGTGTATCTCGATGAGAACGTCACCGGCGATCTTGAAAACGGCTTGACCGTCAAAGCGAACGGCAAGGAGCTCGCCGCTGGCGTGTGGGTCATCGATATGATTATGCGCGGCGGCGTTTTGAAGCGCGTCGTCATTCCGAACGGCACGATCACCGAGGTGGGCGACGTGACGTATGCGGACGAAAGCGCCGTAGGCTACGAGGTCACCGTGACCGCCGTGCCGGACAGCGCGGGCAACACGCATTACGAGTACATGAGCAAGCCGGCAGCGGCATAAGGAGGTAGATCATGATTAAAGGCAAAACAAGTAGCGGATTCGAGTTTGAAATCAATGAAGGTCTGAAAGACGATATGGAGCTTGTAGATGCCATAGCAGAGGCAATGGGCGAAAATTCGCTTGCAATCTCAAAAGTTTGCTTAATGGTTTTCGGCAAAGAGCAGCGCAAACGCCTTTATGATTTCCTGCGCGACGAAAACGGACGCGTTTCGGCGGAAGCGGTATCAGAGTGCACAATCGAGGCAATTAAAGCGATCGGAGACGCGGGAAAAAACTGATTGTCCTCGCCCGCATGATTGCGACGGATAAGAACGCCCTGATCTGCGACATGGCGGAGACCTACAAGGTGTTTGACCTGCGGGCGCTGCCGGTGCCCATGCTGGCGACGCTCGCGGCGGGCTTACGGGACGATTCGAGAATCAAAATAAAATTATCGGGAGCGCGTGCAGCGACGGACACCTTGCTTTTGGCGTCCATAGCTGATGCGCTTAATTTTTTAGCATGGGCAAAGACGAAGGCGGCGCAGACCGGCAAAAACCGCCCCAAATCGCTTTTAAACGCGTTTATGGAAGTGCCGCAAACGCACGACGAAGTGACGAGCTACCGCACGCCGGAAGAGTTTAAAGCCGCATGGCAGCGGTTAGGGGGTGAAGCAAATGGCGACTGAAATTGCAAAGGCGTATGTGCAGATCGTACCCTCAATGCAGGGCATCAAGGGCAAACTGACGGAGGCGCTTTCCGGCGAAGCGATTAGCGCCGGAACCAACTCCGGCAAAACAATGGGCAACGCGTTAGCAGGCGGACTTAGATTCGCAGCCGGCACAATCGGAAAAGTATTTTCCGTGGCGGCCAAAACGGCAGTTGCCGGTTTTACTGCGGCTGCGGCGGCTGTGGCGGCGGTCAGTAAGTCGGCGCTGAATGCGTATGCGGATTATGAGCAGCTTGTCGGCGGTGTGGAGACGCTGTTCGGAAATGCGTCGGACAAAGTGCTGCAAAACGCAAACCGAGCATTTCGGACCGCCGGTCTTTCCGCCAACGAGTACATGGAGACGGTGACGAGCTTTTCCGCATCGCTTTTGCAAAGCGTGGGTAAGGACACAAAAAAAGCGGCGGAATATGCCGACAAAGCCCTTGTGGATATGTCCGATAATGCCAACAAAATGGGCAGCAATATGCAGGACATTCAAAACGCCTATCAGGGTTTCGCCAAGCAGAACTATACGATGCTTGATAACCTCAAGCTCGGATACGGCGGCACAAAAGAGGAAATGGAACGTCTTATCGCCGATGCAAACAAGGTGAAGCAGGCTAACGGTGAAATGGCAGATCTGTCGATAGATAGCTTCGCGGACATCACCGAAGCGATCCACATTGTACAAACGGAAATGGGCATCACGGGCACGACGGCAAAGGAAGCCAGTACAACCATTCAGGGCTCTGTCGGCATGATGAAAGCATCGTGGAAAAACCTGCTCGTAGGCGTTGCGGACGATACACAGGATTTCGGCGGGCTGATGGATAACTTTGTCGACAGTGTGGGAATAGCCGCAAAGAACATTCTGCCGCGCGTAGAAACGATTTTAGGCGGTATTGGCAGTCTGGTCGAGGGCTTGGCTCCCGTGGTCGCACAGGCCGTCCCACAGCTCGTGACGACGATCCTGCCCAGTATGGCGTCGGCTGCCGCATCACTGCTGAAGGCGTTTGCGGGCAGTCTGGTCGAGCTGGCACCAGCATTGTTGCAGTCGGGGCTCAGCGGTATACAGACGATCCTTGTAAGCGGTCTGAATGTGCCGCAGGGGCTTGCGGATAACATCATGCACGTTTTTGATAATGCTGCCAAAGCGGTAGAGAATGTTTTGGGCGCGGTCAAAGATGCAATCGGCACGATTGGCAGCGCTTTGAGCAACGCGGAAATAGACTGGGGCGGCATCTGGGACGGTATCGCAGACGCAATATCAGTTGCCGGTGATATTATCGCCGGAGTGTGTACAGCAATCGGAGACGCTGTGGTTTATGTAGGCGGTATTGTCGGTACAGCTTTGCTGGCAGTCGGCGACCAACTCGGCTGGCTTGTTGAGCAGGCGCAAACAGACGGCACGGCAATCAATGCTGCATGGACGGCGGTGCAGGATGCTTTCAGCGCGGTGAGCGATGTAATCGGCATGTCATTGGAGGGTTTATCCTCTCTATTCGGCTCATTCTTCGCGGATAATCAGTCGGGCACAAGTTTGTTTTCTGCCGTATGGGAGTATGCGGCAACATATCTCGCAACGATTGCGCAGACCATTGCCGGTGCGATACAGGGCATCGCGGACGCGATCAAATGGCTTGTGGACGAAGCGCAAACGGACGGCACGTTCCTCAATGCGATCTGGACGCAGGTGCAAACGGTGTTCGAGACGGTGACAAGCGTCATTTCGTCACTGTTCTCCGCGTTCACGGCAGCGCTCAACGGCGACTGGAGCGCATTCGGCGAAAATCTGCTCAATGCCGGACAAATATTTCTCGGCGGGCTCGCTAATCTTTGGAATAACGGATGGACAGCGATTGGTAACTTTGCAACGCAGATTTGGAATGCAATCAAATCCTCTGTTTCAAATATCATCAACGGCATAAAATCCACGATCGGCACGGTGGTGGACGCGATCAAATCCAAGGTGACGGCGGTGTTTTCGGCGGTAAAAACAGCAATCGAAAACCCGATAAAGGCAGCTAAAGAGACGGTCACGTCAATTTTTAACGCCATTAAAAAGGGTATCGAAACGCCGATCAATGCGGCGCGGGACGCGGTGCGCAACGCGATCGACAAGATCAAGGGCTTTTTCAACTTCTCGTGGAGTTTGCCAAGGCTAAAGCTTCCGTACATCTCCATTACGGGCAGCTTTAGCCTTGTGCCGCCGCGTGTGCCGCATTTTGGCATATCTTGGTATAAAAAAGCTATGGACACGCCGATGCTGCTGAATAATCCGACGATCTTCGGCGCGGCGGGTGGCTCTCTGCTTGGCGCGGGCGAAGCGGGCCCCGAGGTTGTCTCGGGCGCTGCAACGCTGATGGACATGATCCGCTCGGTTGTGGATGACGCGCAGCA